AGAGGATTGTTTAAATGTTCTTGACCAAGTTGTTGGTAATTCATATTTACCTTTTGCAATTTCTATTGTGTCTGATTGCCCGTAATGTTCATCTAATTGAAGCATTTCTAATATTAACTTTATCATATTGCAGTTTGTGTTATAGTTATAAATTGGTCATTTTGTTTAACTCCATTTCTATAATACTCTAATGTAATTACTCCTAACCTATCTACTGCTGTTGCGTTTGCTGGTATTGTAACTTTTAATGTTGCATCTGTTTTATTATTACTTGTGTGGGTATATGATAAAAAGCTTGTTGATGCCTTAATATCAAAACTTTCATTATCATTTAAATATAATTCAATATCTAAAACTAATGCATTTTTGTCTGTTTGTATATTTTGAAAACTTGCAAATCTAAAACCAACTGAATTTGCTGCATCAACACCTCTATAATCTGTTATTAATTCAAATTCTGCTTCCTTAGTTGTTAAATCAGTAGTAAAAGAATTTATTATATATCTTTTGTCTCTAATAATTAACCTATCATTTAAAGCAATTCCTAATGTATTACCAGAAGCATCAATAACATTACTTGCTAATAAACTTGTAGGCAATAATGCTTTTACTTTTAATACCCTTGTTTTAACATCATAAAGATTATCAATATAATTTTTATAGTGTCTAAAATATAATCCTTGTGGTGCTAATACATTTAACCAACTTGATTGTTCATTTCCAAAATTCATAGTCATTAAATGCGAATGTGTAGCATCTGTTGGCAAACTATCATACTCATTTGAAAATCTATTATAATTAGTTATTTGTGTAGCTGCACCAGCTGAATTTGTCATATAAATTCTATCAGCACCTGTTAAAGGTGTTACCAATCCATTGCAATAAATAAGCATTGGTTTTGGAACATAAGGTTTTAAATCTTTGTCTACTAATGTAGCAGTTTGAAATAATTTTCCTTGAGTTGGTACTTCAAATAAAACATTCTCAAAAGGTAGTTTAATATCATAAGTTGATGTTTCATTTATACTTAGACTTTTATATATTAAATCACCATAATTTTGTTGAAATAAACCTCTATAAGCATTATTTAATATATTAGTACTTTGTTCATAAGTAAAATTTATTGTTTTAAATAATTTTGGTTTATCAATACCTAATTCATCACTATAAACATATTCAGTTATATCAGTTATTTTACCAGCATTATACCACATTTCTAATGGTAAAAATTCATAAGTATTATTAGCTTTTGGAATAATCATTAAATTAAACGCCTTTATTAAACCAGTCATAAAATCTACAATTTTCATATCTGGCATAAGGTTACCTATTGGAATAAAAGTGTTTGTAGTATTATTACCAATAGCTCTGGCTTCTCTTGTAACAGAAGTTATAGCATTTGTAGTTCTGTTTCTAAGAATTTCTTGATTTGTTAAACGTAAAGTAAAATCAATTAGCATAGAACTATTAGAACTTATTTCAAAAGTGTACGAATGTGCTGGTCCAGTTCCTATTGGATTTGAAATAAAAAAATCTATTGTAATAAATTCTGTTGAAACACCTACTAAATCAAAAGTTGTATAAAGTATTGTATCTCTATAAACATAAACTGTATAAGGTGTTGTTATATTTGACGGATTAAAAGCCATTTGTATACCTATATATTTACCTATAACTTCAAATGTAGTGGTATTACTAAATGGTGTATAATCAGAAATTGTAAGTGTATCACTTGCAAAATTCATCTCTGGCATTGGGGTAGGATAAAATGGTGCTAATCCAGTAAAATTTAATAATAAAGGTTCACTTTTAAAAGTTAATTTTTCAGCTGGTTTTAAATACAAATATAATTTTGTCCATTGGTCTAAATTAAAAAAACTACCAGTAAATGTAATTCCGTATTTTGCTTGTATTCTTGCAAATATATCTGAAACTTTTATTGCTGGAAATAACTCATCCCATAATATAGCACCAGCTAAAGTTGTAATATCTTCTGTTGGTCTTAATAAGTCTTGATAATAATATTTTTTTTGATTTCCTATTAATGGATATTTTACACCAGCAATATCAGTCGTTATTCTTGTTTTTACAGTTGTGCTATTGTAATCGTGATTAAAACTTGAAAAATCTAAACTTTTTAATTTATCATCACCAAAATTATCACGTAATTGTGTTAAGTTGCCATAAAATGTAAGTGTATAACTTTCAACATAACCATTCTTTTTATTTGCTTTTTCTAATTGTACATTACCTTCTTTAAATCTTACAGTGTCAATTTCTATAAATGCATTGTATCTTATTCTTGCATCATAACCATCATTAACATCGCTTTCATACCAATGTGAAAATATAGAATTATTTGTTTCTGATGCTGGAATAGTAAATGATTGTGAATAGTCTGTAAATAACTTTGCAATATCTGAATAGTTTTGTATAGTTGATGTTACTGAAACTTTTTCATCTTGAAACATCTCAACTCTATAATAAGGGAAATCAACTATTTGATAAACTGAAGTAGTATCTAATGAAATAGATAATGCAGCAAAATTTAAAGTTGTAGCATTGTTTGATGTAATTTTAGCAATTAAACCAAAACCAGTACCAGATAAAATATAAACGTAATAATCTTTATATTGATTTGTTGTCCAACTTTTAGTAGCATCAGTAATATAATTATTTACAGTTGATGAATTAGTACCACTATCAAATATTTTTGTTTTTTGAATATATAACTCCATTATATTACATTATTAATTTGATTGTAATTGTACTCAAACTCTATTTGGTAATTAATCATTTTATCTTGTAAAGAAGTCTTTAAATCAGTTGTCATTGTTTTTAATTTAACTGATTGTAATGATGCATCTATTGTATCTTTTAACAATATAGTTTCTGAAACCATTAAATCTTTTATCAATTCATTGTATCTTTCATTTAACCACCCTGTATTTACTTTTATTGATTTTCTTGCCTCATAATTAAATGCTTTACTTTCACCTCTCAATATGTTATAGTCTATATCATTTGGTAATAATTGATATTCTTTATTTTTAACTTCCCAATTTTCAGTTCTTGCTTTAAAAAATGTAATAAAATCCCAACCACCATATTTGTTTACATATTCTACTGTTATAGGCGAATATTTTGTTTCGCATTCTGTTTTAAAAATATAAGTTGCAATAACTACATCATTCTTTACTATTTCTAATTTATTACCATCTACATAATTTACACCACCTAAACTTATAGGGATTGAAAATAAATATTGTGTTTCAGTTGCTGCATTTAAAATTGTTTCTTCATCTGTATTTGGTATAGCTTCAAAATTAGTATATCTTACTAAATATTCATCAGCATCATTTGTGTAATCAATAAAAAAATAAATTGATGGAATATCACCATAAAAAAATTTGTATGTTTTATTTTGTTGATATAAAGTTGCTGGAATAAATGTGTCATTAATCATTTGATTAAATACACCAAAACCATTTGTATAACCATTACAAGCTACAAAAGTTTCAGTATTTAATAAAGTATAATTACTTGCAGTTGTTTCTTTATATCTTTTTACTTTAACATAAACCCAGTCATCTGTTACTTCAGTTATAGAACCATTATAAGCAGATGAAATATTATTAATAAACTCTTTAGCATAATTAGATATGTTATATGTATTTTTTGTTTGTGTTGTTGATGCAATTTTCTTACTTAATGTGTAAGTTGCTGTTGCTGGTTCAGTTTCACCTTTATGCCAAATAAATAATTCTACTTTGCTTCCTACCTGACTTGCTTCATTTACTATTATAAAGTATGGACTTCTTACGGATATTAATTTCATTTTATTTTCTTGTTATTGTATAATCTATTAATGTTTCTATATCGTCACCAAATGCTTTTATCAAATCTGTATCTATGTATTTCTTATAACCATCTTCAAATGGTTTAGTAAAAAATAAAGAAGGTTTAATTCCCCTTGCCCATACATTCTTTGCTATAATATAACCTATTGATTTATAATTACCTTTTTTAAATTTTCCTTTTGCATCTCTAAATCTTATGTTTCTAAACTTTGCCCATTGTTCAAATGGTGCTGATGGTATTCTTCTTTTAAATTTAAACCTACTATTTGGTGCTTGTTGCCCTTTTATCTTTGCATTCTTTGATACTTGTGATGGGTCTGCACCTTTAACTCCTTCATCTTGATAAAAGCCATAATCAGGCATACTAAAGCCTAATAAGAAATAATTATTTTCAAATAGTATTTCACCCTTGATATTATTATAAAGTTGTTTAGAAACGTTCTTATTGCCTTTAGATAAATTACTTCTTGCTTGTTGAATAACATATTTTTTATATGCTTCTAAAACTTCTTTAGTAGACGTTAAATTATTAGCATTCATTTTCGCAACTTGTCATTTCATTAGCAACCATAACATCAAATGTAACTGTCCAACCAGCTATCTTATTTTCAAACCTATCTACAAATGGTTCACAATTAGGTGTGCCTTGTAATTGATATAAATCATCAAATAAACTTCCCCTTCTTAATACTTCTAACAATCTATTAATAACCATTAGTTGAGTATGCAAAACATCTTGTTCATTATCATTTGTTAAAAATTGGTCTGTTTGTTCAGTCTTGCTAAAGTCAACAACATCCATACATAGAACTGATATATTAAACAACCAAGTGTTGCCATTGTATGTTGCATTGTTTACAATTATATGTGATAAAGGAAATATAGTTTGCTTGTTTAAATCAATTTCAAATATATCACCAGAAGAAACTGTATTTACAAATACATCTTTATATAGTTGGTCTTTAATTGCTGTTGTTATCTGATAAAATCCTTTCATTATTTACTTCTTATTAATTCAATTTCTATTTGGTTCTTTTCTTTTTCAAATGTTAAAAATGTTAATGCAACTGATAATCTAATTCTGGAAATATCTTCAAATCTTCTAACATCTCCCTGAGCAAGAGCATAGAATGATGAATACCAACCCCATTTACTTCCAAATTGTGATTGTTTACTATACTCTGAAACTCCCGATTGTTCTCCAAATAGTGTATCGTAGACTTCAGTAATTCGTTGCCTAAATTGTAAAAAAAAACCACAGCACCTAATGCTACATCAACTGGCATAAACTTCATAGCATCACAATAAGTATAACTACCATTGTATTCTTCAATCTGATATTTGTCTTTCAACTTCTTTGTTATTGGTCTGTATAATACTGCCATAGCATTATGCATCATATCCCAATTACTTATGTATTTATCTAAATCAGTATATTCACCTAATGTTATTTCATCAAGGTTTGTTATAAAGCCAAATTCAGTATTACCTAATTTAAACGTTCTTTTTAAATCATATTTTTGATTGAATAGATTTGATAAATTAGTTGTTATTTCATTTACATCTTTGTAACTTATTTTAGCAGCATTCTTTAAATCTATACCACAAAATATTTCTACCATTTTATGTTGAAGAAACTCACCATCAGGATTATCTTTTGCTATTGATAAAAACTTTTGATATTGTTCTAATGTTATTTCTTGTAAACTTGTTGGTATTGTAATCTGTAACTTCATTGTTTTTTATTTAAAAATAAAATAAAGTCTAAATTGTATTAAACAAAAAAAAGACCTACATTTCTGTAAGTCTTTCTTCAACCATTATCAACTTTAAATTAAACCAATTCTTCTACACTTTCTATTTTTCTATGTACTATATTCATATCGTAAAATTTTCTCATAGCATCTATTTCATTATAAGCGTAAAGTTCTAATTCTACATCAGTGCTTTCATCATTACGTTGTGTCCAGTAAGTTATTAAATACTTTGTCATATATGTTTTCATTTTATGCGTTATTTTTTTCTTGTTCGTTTAAATTATCCCAATTAGCAACAAAAGTATCTACTGCTTCTTTTTTTGTATCACAATGAAAAGTATCACCTTCTCTTAAATCAATACACATCCAAACTTTATTTCCTAATTCGTCAATGCCTTTAAAAACATTTCTGTTTATGTGTACTTGTATTTGATGTTGCTTTGTCATAATGTTTGTTTTTGTTATTAATTATACGCAAATATACTACGATTATAAATACAAAAATGTTAATGAAATGTTAAAGTTTACAAATGTTTTATATTATGTACATAAACAACAATATTGTTTTAAATATAATACATTAAAAGTTTTCATCATATATCATTCCAATATGTAAATCAATTAATGCTAAAGACTTTCTTCTTATTTCTTTAATCTTAAATGCATCTTCTTTACTTATCATTCCTGTATCAAAACCTTCAACTGAATTTAATGCTTGATTGCACATTGATATAATTTCATATCTTGTATCAGCTGGTTCAAACTCCATATTTTCAAATATATCTTCTTCTTCTTTCATTACTTTTTGTGTCAATATAAACGTTGATTTTAATAGTTATCTTACTATGAAAGGTAAGCACTTGCAACATTATACATTTGTTGCATTTTTTTTATTTCACCTATGTTTCTTGGTAAATTAATTTGTACTTCAACACCTTTAACGTGGTGTATATAACATTGTATTGCTGCTATTATTTGTCCGTAACTCATTAGTAAATAAAGTAATTTCCTTTATGTGGATTTTCTAATTGACTTGTTATAGCATAACGCATAGCATCTATTGCGTGATTATATGCATCTATTGGTCTATTCATTTTAATTCCTGTCTTATCTGTTTGCCAAATGTAGTTTCTTAATTCATTTATTAAGTTCTTGCTTCTTGATGTAACATAGACTTTGTTTTGATTAATTAAATTAAGACCAAATAAGATGCTATCTTTTCCTTTTGTAACTGGTAACACATTATGACCATAACTATTCAATTCAGCTATTGATTTAGGTTCAGCACTATCAGCGTAAACAATTTCGTTTACATTATTTGCTTTTAACAAATTAGATATTTCACTATTTAGTAACCCTTTCTTATAAATTAATTCATCAAATATATAAGCATCATTATATTTATACATTGTTACTAATGATGTTGGGTCATTACTATAACCAAAGTCCATTCCGTAACATAGTATTCTTGCATCTGCTGGTAAATCTATTTCTTGCCAATCAGTTATGCATACACCTTCTAAAGAACCTGTTTGACCTAAACCATAAACTTGCCACCAGTTTGCCCAATATGTAGATGTTAATGCTTTTACTTTTGCTGCTTCTATTTCATTTACTATTGTATCAGATAATGCTTCATTATCTAAATAAGTTAATGTAATAAAATCTACATCTGATTGTGTTAGTATTTCTTTATCTACCCAAAATGCTGAAGTAGGATTATAATCTAACCATATATCACCTGAAGTTCTAATTGCTAATTGATAGTAACTTTCAAAATCTATATTGTTGCACTCATTAACATATAATATGTTTCTTCTTGCACCTCTTAATTTATCTGGCTGGTCTACACTAAAAAACTCTATATAACTACCATTTGTGAAACTATACTTTAAAGTAGATTTATTAAACTGTGCATCATTATATCTACCAAGTGCCATTATAATCTTTAAGAAGTCTTTCAATGCACCTCTGCGTAAATGTGGTATACTTTCAGATACAACACTAATTTCTAAATTAGGTTCTTTAATTGCTTTATCAATTAGTAAAGGTAGAATACCAAATGTTTTACCAGCTGATGTTCCACCTCTAATAACTTTAATACGTTGCTTTAAACGTAATAATTTTCTAATTGCAGTAGTTAATATAAACTCCATAAGATAGTGCTTTAAACTTCATCTAAATCAATATTAAATATAGGTTGCTCATTACTTACAGTTATATCTTTTGTTTCTCTTGGTTTACCAGCATAGTAATTATAAAATAATTGTGTAAATTTAAAATCACCATTATCTAAACCTTTTTCTAATGCTTTAAATGCTTTTTCTTCTAATGGCTTTAATCTTTCAATTAGTTTTATTTCTTCTGCTTTTGATGGTCTACCAGCACCATCTCTTTTGCCACCATAGTTATTGTTATTCATCTTGATATAATTTGTTTATTCAATTTAAAAATAATAGTTTTTATTTATTGTTTATATAACTTTCCTAATTCAATAGCTATTTCTTTCCATTCATCTAAACCTTGTTTAATATAACCAGATACTACAAATCTATTATATTCTTTGCTGTACTTATTGAATAGTATGTTTGCTCTTTCTTTTGCTGTCATAGTTTATTTATTTCTTGTTTAACTTCTTTCCAATATATTGCAACATCTTCTTCTAAATAAAATTCAGATATAATTTCATCAACTGCTATTAATGCACATTGTTTTGCAAAACTTATAGGAACATATAAATGTTTACCTAAATTATAATATTTTAAAGTTATTTCTTCTGCTTTTTGTCTTGGTGTCATTCTGTTGCTTTTTTAATTAGGTAATACCATAACCAAATTACTTTTGGTCTTATAAATTCATAAGCTAATAATATTAATATATATTTCATAAGTTCACTTGTATTTTCATTATTGGACAACTCATTTTGTGATTATCATTTTCTAAATTACAATATTTACATTTACCATTTGCGTAAAACATATTACAATTATCAGAATCACTTTCTCTATTGAACATTCCATACGATTGCCAATATTCTGATGCTGGTGCTGTAAATCTATAACAGTATTCTTTTGATGGACATAGTGCATCATTACATTTTGCTATATCTGCCATAATTAAAATTTTATATCTATTATTACTAATGCTATTGCTATTGATATTTCATTTCTACCAATTACAATTCCTAAACTAAATCTTTCAGTGTAGTTTGTTTCTATTCTCATCTTATTAAAGTTTAATGTTTCTATTCATTTTATATAATGCTTGTAATCTTTCTACAATTATTTGCCATTGTTCAGTACCTTCTGTTTCTATTAGTAATTGTTGTATGTTGTTTACTATGTTGTAATTGTTTCTTGGTTTGTTAATCTTTTCTTGCAAGTTTGCTATTTCATCATTTAGTTTCATTATATCTATTTGTAAACTTTGTATTAATTCATCTTTAGACATATCTAAAATATCTTCAGGCTTTACATAATTTAATCTTTGCAATATTTGTTTTCTAAATAGTTTTAATGTTGGGTTAAACTGCTCAAACATATCATAGTTCTTTAATGAATGTAGAACTGTTGCGTGGTCTTTTCCTACTGAAGCACCAATAGATTTTAAAGACTTCTTTTTATCTATTTGCTTTAATATTTTATAATATATTGCCCTTGCTTCTATTATTTCTCTTTTGCGTGATACTTCATTTATATCAACTCCTGTTATTTCTTGTATTACTTTTTTTAATTGACTTGTTATTTGCGTTTCCATCTAATTTTTATTTTTTGTTTTTTACTTTGTTTAATTAATTCAGTTAGTACATTGAATGATACTATTTCTATTGCTAAATGTATTCCTTGGCATTCTTCATATAATTCTTCTGCTTCATATTCTTTTAATATCAATCTTAAATGTGGAATAGTCATTCCTTGTTCTATTTCATATAAGGTAATATTATAATGTTCTGTTGCTTTATCATTCATAATTTACTTAACCATTGTTCATATATATTACTTGCTATTTGTGCAGTCATTACTGGGGGTACTGACATACCGATTAAGTATGAAGCTCTATTATTTAAAAAATTATAATCTAAAGGATAAGAGCCACCTAAAATAAAATCTTTATCTGTTAAATGTAATAAATCACAAGCTCTATATTTTTCTCCTTTAGAGTCTATTGTATTTAAAACCTCGTTGTCATAAATAATATTAGCATTAAATCCACTATTTTTATTATTAACTCTTAAATTTATATCAGCTATATCTTTATCGCCATCTATAAAATTATTTAATAATAAATCTTGTCTTTCAGTTTTTCTTAAACTACCTTTTAAATCTCTAAAAAAACTAAACTTTATTTCTTTTTCATTAAACTCCATTTCTATTTTAGGAACTTCTGTAAACATATCCGCCCAATGTAAAAATGGCTGTGCTAAATCTTTACGTAAACAAATAAAAAAAACTCTTTCTCTTTTTTGTGGTACACCCATTTTAGAAGCGTCTAATAAAAAGTGTTGGCAATAATAACCAGCTTTATCAAATGCATCATAAATCTTAATAACGTATTCTTTAGCTGCACCCATTAACAAACCTTTTACATTTTCAGCAACTACCACTTTTGGTTGTAGTTCTTTTGCTAAATCAATAAAATCAAAAAATAGTGTATCTAAAATTTGTTCTGCTTGTCCTTCTCTAAATACTTTTTCTTTGCCCCAATCTTTTTCTCTATTCCCAGCCATTGAAAAACTACTGCAAGGCGGTGAGCCGTCTAAAATATCTAAATTATATAATTCTTTTGGCAAATCTTTTCTTTTAGCAAAAGTTGTAATGCTTTCTAAAAATGAATATTTAGGATTATGATTTGCTTTATATACTTCAATCATTTTCTTATCAATATCATTATGACCTATAACATCAAATCCAGCTAATTTATAACCCATAGTTGAACCACCACCACAAGCAAAGCAACTAAATACTTTTCCTTTGTCTTTTGTAAATACTACATCTTTTAAATTCCAGTTATAATTAAATTTATGTTCCATTATAATATTCCTCTTAAAACATATTGGTTTAAATCCATATCTTCTTCACCAAAGAAGTATTTATAGTTTGAAATTGCTTGTTCTAACTTTGCTTCACCTTTAGCATAAAACTCATCACTACATTCAAAGATTGCTATATCTAAACTTCCTTTGTCTATTGCAACAAATAAGAAGTCATCAACACCAAACATCTTTTTATATAAATATGCTTGTAAATCATAGCTATATTTGTCTGCACTATATCTAAAGTCTTTAACACCTGTTGTAGTTTTCAAATCTATAATCATATTTGATTTTAATATATCTGCTTTTGCTCTAAATGGTATTCCATCAATCATTTCTATTGCTGGTATTTCAGTTTGTGATTTACTCATTAAATAAACTACTTCATTGTTTTTTAATAGTGCATCAGTTAATCTTTCAGCATCATTGTATTCTTTTTTTGTGTATACTTCTAAACCTTGTTCTTTTGCCAATTTGTATTCTTTTCCTGCTTTAGTTGCTACATCTACAATTACTAAATCATTTAATTTGTGTGGCTCTAAAATCATTGTGTGAAATAGTTTACCATCTCTTAATGCTTGGCTTTCATCTGAACCATATTGTGTAACGTATTTATATGTTTTAGGTGAACTAATAAGCATCTTTGCTGATGAACTACTTAAAGCGTTTTTACCTAAATAACCATAATAGAAACTATCATCATACATATTATCTAATAGTTCTTGTTTATCCCATTGTTTGTTGTCAAATGTTGTTATCATATTATCTTATTTTAATGTTGTTTAATAAATCATATGTGTTATCCATATCTAATACTTCTCTGATTTGTTGTGCATAATTATCTGATGCATTCCATTCGTTAATCAAATCTTTCTTAATTGAATTGATTAAAGTTATTTGATGAATATTACTTTCTGGTGTTATAGATAATAATATATCTAATTTTGTTAAAATTTGTGTTTTCATAATTTAATAATTGTTATTGTTAATAATGCTACTGCTAAAATGATTATCCCTATTAATACTTTTGTTGCTGTTTTTAAAACAAAGTCTAATTCTTTTTTTTCTTGTGGTGTCATATTAAATTACGTTTAAAAGGATTAATGAACCAGTGAAAAATACAACCCATAATAATAATGCTAATGCGAAATCTTTTAATAATGTTTTCATAATGTTTGTTTTTAATTGTTAATTGTTTAGCAAATATAATACTTATTTTTAATTATAAACAACTTATTAAAACTTTAACTTTTGTTTAACAAAAAAGGATAGCTGTTAAACTATCCTAATTTTCAATTTGCAAATCGCAATTTGTGTTGTATTGTTCTTATCTTATCATTTATTTTTTCATCATTTAAACCTTTTAAATAAAGTGATTGTCTTTTTTTAATTAAATAGTTTAAAGTGTATTCTAATTCTAATGCATCAAATATTATTTGTTCTGTTCTATCCATTGTGTTTGTTCTTGTCTTAAATGTTGTAATTCTCTTTCTAAATAGTCTATTGCTTTTTCCAAGTCTTTTATATGTGTGCCTTTGTGTTTTGCTCTGGCTACATATTTAATTACATTTCCTTCATTAAAATTTAAATCATAGTCTTTAATAAAGTCTATAACATCATAGTTCTTTTTGTTGTCGTAATGTACTGGTGTCATTTTTTAAATCTTTTAGCGTGAAACTTATATAATTCCATTGTTTTTTTTAATGCTTCGTATTCTGTAAATTCTGCATTTACATTGTTTTCTTTGTAGTAAAATATTTCATTGTAGTTACTGATTTGATATTTTATAACATTGTATCTGTTTGTTTTTTTTGTTGCTTTAATAACATAAGCTAAATCATTTTTCCAACATAAACTCATAGCATCAACTTCATCTGGTTTAGGTACAAACTTTTCTTCTTTAACTTTCGCCATC